GGGTTCTGATAAAATAGAAAAATGTGTGCTACATAACAGGTAAAAGCGACTGAATATATGCCTACCAGGTCTTTTTCGACCGTAGGGTTGCCATACCACGTAATTTTGTATGGTTTACCATGATGAAGGCTATGCTCTTGTGATAAGAAGCGGGGACAATTTCGGGTATGAATAAAATAATGTATACTATATTGAATCCCGTGTGCTAAAAAATAATGGTACAATATAATCGTTAGCATTCTAATGTTAGTAATAAAGTAATTTTTATGTCTATTCGAATAACCTTATGTATTTTACAAATCTATTTGTATTTGGAAGACAATGTATCCCATAAATGCGAACTTCTCGCGTGTGCCATTGTCCACGTATCCAATAATACAGTCATCAAACGCAGTAATTTATCCATAAAATCGTTCTCCACTTTCCCTTGTATATTATGATACACTTTCATAAATACCTTGGTTCTGTTTTTCTTAACGGGTAAGCAGCTACACGTCAACGCAACAAATTTATCGCCCATTATAATTTTCGTGGAAGCAGTGTAAGGTAAAAACAAATCATTTTGTATAATAGCATTGTCTACGTTTAATAGTTTTCTTGAAAGGGTGCTTTTATCACATTGGTAGATACGACGCATTTGTGTGTGAAACGGACCAACATTATTTACCACTTCTTTATACACATATTTTTCACTATACACATTTCCAAACAAATAATGAAGGGTAAAATGACTTATATCCACTATGTTTGCCACCAATACGTCTGCCGATAAAAAAGATTCCGTTTCAAAGAACCGAACAGTGTTCTCTGTACTGTCTATGTCGTCTTCAATAGTAAACTCACGCATAATGTTTCTATCTTTATTGTTATAGCCATACGTATTCATATACACCCAACCATTATTCTTGGCAATATCGAATGAATCAACATTGTGTAGGCGAGAGAAATCATAACTATTGTAAATATGTCCTTTTGTGCATTCAATGCCGTTTTCCGTTGGTAATACCTTACCCTTACAAAGCTCGCTATCATCAATTGGACATTTATTAGCAATAGCATTGAAATAACCGTTTGATTTTTTCCAATACACATATTCCATTCCTTTTATAGTAGCCTTATAAGGCGTGTTTTTCTGAATCGCGTCGTCTTTGCCAATAACAACCCATTGCAAGTCATATTTTTGTTGCTCGGTAATATTACCATCTTCTATTTTAGGATAGAAAGAAAAATCCTTACTTACAATATTCATTTTTTGAAATAAGGTTTGTGTAATTGTCTTTATAGGAACCAATCCATTTACAGTTGTAATGAGTAGTAATACAACACTAACGTACATAGTATGTATGAATAAATATCTTTATATAAGTTATAAAACATGATGCAAACCACGACAGTATTTGGAGGATATTTAAAGAAGAAAAAGGTAAAAAAACATCACGACAAAAAGAGTAAAAGTAAAAGTCAAAGAATAGAAGGCGGACGTAAAACAATGCGTAAAAAACCAACTTTAAAAGAACCGGTTGCGTCTTCATTAACGACTATGTTCCTAAGTATGTTGAATACTGTAAAATTATATCATTGGAAGACCAACTCTTACGCACAGCACGTAGCAACTGACGAATTGTATTTGAAATTAAATAAACACATTGACAAATTTATGGAAGTGTTTTTGGGTAAAGAAGAAGGGCGTCTTCAAAAATTAGATAAAAAAATCAACTTATCTCACCCAAAGACATTAGAGGATATGAAAACTCATCTCTACCAGTATCGGGATTATTTAATTGATATGAACAAGGTATTAGACAGTGAAAAGGATACTGATTTATTGAATGTCCGTGATGAAATCTTGGCAGACATTAACCAAGTGTTATATTTATTTACCTTCAAATAAATAATCAAAGGTATTAAAAGAAAATACACTTATATTATAGATAACAATGGAAAAGCAATTCTTATCTATTTTGCCACAAGAGAAAAATGTATTGGAAATGCGTATGAAGAAAATAACCAATAAATCAAAAGCATTCCTACGAACCCTTATACAACAAGTACGCAATGCGTCAGAAAAAGCACGCACTACTGTATTTGACTATAAACTATTTAATGTCTCCAATAGAGCATTACAACAAATTGACGAATTACACCATTATCCAGAAGATATCCGAAAGATTATTTTTAGCAAACAACATATTGCCGTCGTAATCTCTTTCAATATCCGTGGGCGGGATTATCATCTATACTTGTTTTACCCAATAGTGTCTATTCCCAAAGCAACACAAATACAAGAAGAAATACGTAAAATATACACGTGGCTAGACGTAGTACACGAACACGCAAATGAGAGTTGTTCGCAAACGATGACCATGTATATTTACATGACGAACCATAAAAAAGTAATGCCGACATCAAAAACGCAAGAATTGGATAGGATTCATGTAAATAGCGCATTCACAACAGCGTGTAGCGAAAGCACAGTATTAAACGTATTCCGGGAAGAAGAATGGTTTAAATGTTTTATCCACGAGACCTTCCATAATTTAGGACTGGATTTCTCCCATTCAAACAATGACAGCGGCGACCAATATATTCATCAATTGTTCCATATTATGAGTGATGTGCGATTATACGAAACATATTGTGAAATGTGGGCGGAAATAATGTATTTGATGTTTTACACCTATAAAAGACAGCAAACGATTCAAGAACATTTGGAATCATTTGAAGAGAAACTGTATATTGAACAGCAATTCTCACTGTTTCAATCTGCAAAAATTTTGCATCACTATAATTTGAATCATTACAATCAGTTAATGGATAAAACTACGACGATTCTATACAAAGACAAAACGCCCACCTTTTCGTATTACATTTTGAAGTCCCTTTTCATGTATCATATGGATGAATTTCTACAATGGTGTATTGATACAAATAGGCATAGTCTGCAGTTCTCAACAAACCACTCGGAAAGTATTTTGTTATATTGCCAACTCATACAAAAAATACACAAAAACAAGCATTTTGTACATAGCATTATGTATGCATACAATATTGTGAAAACGCAAAACAAGAAAAAAAATATTATGAAAACATTGCGTATGACTATACAAGGGTAATTTATGGGGGACATTGATTATAAGGGGCTAATAACCCATATAGTTTATGGTCAGTATCCATTAAATGAGGCGGCCACCGCCCGTGTGTTTCTTTATAATATAAATTTTTCAAATAGGTTCGTTGTTTTAATGTATTTTTATAAGCAGCAAATCGTTTTTTCCACGCTCGTTGTATTAAACGCAACCAATGTGTTTTTAATACAACATTATACGCTTCATCCTGAATATGTAATTGCATAATATCTATTTCGGATGCGTTATTACGGAATATGCTGAATTCACTCAAATAACTTATCATATGATGAAAAGGATGGTTGAAATAGGTTCTATTACTGACGGATGATAGGAGCATAAAGTTTCCGGATATTTTCATATACTTGTAAATACCCAAGTAATATACTCCATTTTGTTTTTCAGAGTCCATATGGTTCTTGTCTTCTTCGTATATAGCATCTAATATATCGTCATAATTATCTTGTAATTGAAAGTGGGTATCATCAAATTCATCTATATAATTTATGTCAATTGATTCAGAATCCGTGCTGGCGTGTATGCTGGAAACCTCCGAACTACTATCATCCGAATCAAACAGTATCACATTGTCCCCATCGTTATCACTATCACTATATTCATCTTCATCTGTATCTTCAATCCCATTCAGGAATCTTTCAATTGGATTAATAAATCTGGAATAAGATAGTCCGGTTTGTGTTCTTCTTGCCATTTTATAAATTGTAAAAGGTTTATACAGTTTATAAAATTATTTCTTATTTCAATTTTTATACGTATAGGCTTTGCGATGTAGCTACGTATTTTAATACAAGGGGTTCAATATTCTTAAGTTTTTGTAAGCATTCTATTTCATTCTGGTCTTCACATATCACGATGAGTTCGCGAGAGATGGTAACAATTTTCAATAATGCTTTGTTGAAATCGCCAACGGATATTTGATGTTCGGGTAAGGTTTTCTGTAAAAAGAATTTGCATTCCTCTTCGTTATTGCACGAACACCATTCCATTGTAAGGTCAATAATATCATATTTTAAAGCATCTTCATAGTTAAATCCAGTACAAATATTATATTCGTGTTCCATATCCAAATATTCATCAAGCATTTCCTTGCATTGTTCCATAAACATATTAACATTATAATCGTTGCTATTGGGCACAATAGCACGGTATTCATCGGGAACCTTTACATCACAGAACCCGGACAGGAATCCTACTAACTGTTCCGTAGTTAATTCTGTAAAATATTCGTTCTGGATCACCATACGCGTTAATGCCAAAGGATGAACCTCTGCAATCTGGGAAGCAATTTTACCGAACGAAGTCATTCTCCACTCCAATGATTCTTCATTGAAATCAACAAATTCGTGGTCGAGCAAAATAGTAAGGGTTTTATTCGTATCGGTCTGTATGAGTGTTTGGATTGAATTGTATTCTGACATTGCCTTCTTATGTTTTGTTTCGATTTGCTGATAGGATAAAACCAATTGACAATCATCGTGTATATTCGTATAGGTAGACAACAGTTCGGTTTTCTTTTTTTCCAAGCTTTTACGTTTCTTATTGCTGGCGTATTCCAAACCAGATTCCATAGAAATCATATCACAGCATATTTCGTAGGGTGTAGATAATGCGTCAATAGCTGATTTTTTTTCTTCCATAGCCTTTTTATATTCTTCAATTTGGTATTCAATACACTCCATATCACGTTTAATTTCGTTCTGAACCATACTTTTGTTTGAAAACAAATGGAAATCATTGGTGTGTCCGTTTTTCATCAAGTTCAACAAAAGTCCAAAGGTAATATTATACTTGGAAACCAACTTCTGGGGTTTACCACCTAATATAACTTTATAGTCATAATCGCGCGGTAATGAAAATAAATTATTGCAATGGACGACGTGTCCTACGGTATCAATGCCTCTACGTCCAGCACGACCAGCCATTTGGGTGTATTCGTGGGCGTGTAAATACCGGTCTTGATGTCCATCATACTTGCTCATAGATGTGAAGACGGCGGTTTTAATAGGGCAATCCAATCCAATGGCAAAGGATTCTGTTGCAAACAGCAAATAAATGTACTTCTTCGAAATCATAATTTCCACAATCTCGCGCAATACAGGAATCATACCAGAATGATGTATTCCTATGCCCTTTTCCAGTAAAGACACTAACATTTGGTATTCAGGAAGTTCCAAATATTCTTTGTGGTTGGGTAATTTGCGGATGATTTGTTCGCATTCACGTCGAATGTTAAAAGGCACGTCTTTTTCGTCATTTAACAGGGGGACAGTAATGTCTTGTGCACAGCTTTCCACTTGTTTGCGTGAAAATACAAATGCAATGGCTGGAAGCATCTCACGCTCGTGTAATAGTTTCACCAACTTGTTCAGGGTGTGTTTTCGGTTCATACGCAATCGATGTTGATTATAGTGTTCCTGAATAGAATGTAATTTTTTGTATCCTGCTTGTTGAAATGTACCTTTGTGTTCTTGTAATAATATCAGTTTATTGGTGTTGTCTTTTATTTCTTTTTGGATGGTCTTGTCGTGAA